TGTAATTAGTTCGTCTTGATATCCGTATAGTTTAAATGGTACTAGACCTTCATCTAGTGAAATGATTTTAATATAATTCTCTATAAAGTATATGGGATTCTCCATACACTTTTTGTATTCTAGTATTTCTTCTTCTGTCCATTGAGACTGTACACCAGCTCTCTTGACATTAATATTTCCTAGATACCCTTCATTCTTGTGCATTATTCTTTAACAACTTCTGTAATTCAGCAGATGAACCGACAAACAAATTATTTTGAACTTTGTCTGGCATTGAATTATCTTTATCTAATTCTTTCATCTTAGCTTGTAAATCGATTAATTTTTCTGTTGTTTCACCGACTGTTTTTATTAACTGACCAGCTACTTCGTAAACTCTAGGGTGTTCAGATTCTTTCGCTATGTCTAAAATACCTTCTATAGCGTCTTGTCCTCGTTCTACAAGACCATAGAATATCTCTCTAGAGTATTTGTAGTCATTACCCTTGTCTTGTTCATTAGATGATACAATTGGTAGACTTTTTTCTGCTTGTACGATTTCTCCTTGTATGTCAAGAAGTTCGTCTAATTTTTGATCGACTTTACTCATAATATGTATTTATAACTATTTAGGATCGCTTGATTTATCGTCTGAATATGTTACACTAGGTTGTTCAAACCACTCTGTCACTTCATTGTATGTGAATGTATCATCAGCATCTGCATCAGGTGGGTTTGTTGTGACTGTTTGATCGACTACTTTACCTGCTTCATCAGTACTTGAAATTTTACCTACACCAGGTTCTATGTAAGTTCTAACTTTAGCTGTCTTAATAATTTCTGAATCTTCAACAGGACCGTATATGTAGTTTTTCATAGTAAATTCTAAATCATATCTTAATATTGATCTTGTTTGAAAGTCACCTTCGTAATCGTCTGTTTGTGTAACACTATCTAATATAATTGGTACATCTCTTTTTTCACCCATGTCGGGTATTGTATTGATTGTTACAGTATAATCAGGTGTAAAGTAAGGGAGTATTTGTTCTACAATTTGTAATCCATCGTCTGTATTTTTTACTAGTATACTTAAACTAAATCCTATATCATAAGGAGCTGGTGCGTACTGATACTGCATCTTTAAAGGATTCGTTGTATCAGGTCTTCGATATTGAGTTTTCTTTGTTAGTTTTCTAACAGGATCATAAGATATAGATGTCATTTCAAAACCCATTCTCGGTAAACTTATAGCTGTTCTAGTTGAACCATCTAATCCTAAATCAGCGTCTTGTTGTAATCTAGCTATAAATTTTTGTCTTGGACCGTAAGCTAAAGGTACTTTAATAGTTTCACCAGATTCTCTTTTGATACTAATATTATTAAACAATGTACCAAATACTGACACTGCTCGTTTAAAGGTTGAATGATAAAAATGATTTCCAAACATTATGTAGCATCTCCGAACGGATTACCTTCTGAGAAATCTATAATCCCATCAGCATCTGTTTCTATGTCTAAGTTGAATGCACCAGCATCAGTAGAAAGTTGTTGTTCTGAACCTACTGTACTAATACTTCTTCGTGAAGCTAAACTATCTTCTACCGTAATATGATCAAAAGAAGACGAATCTGTAGATGTTCCAGATTCTAATAGAATACCATCACCTTGAGTATGTGTTTCTAGTTGAATATTATCTGTACCCGTTGAACCATCTGTTATATAACTTGGTAAAGTAATAGCAGCTGTACCATTCTCAAAGTCTATGTAATATCCTTCTTGACCCGTACCACTCATAATAATTTTATCATTATCTAATGAATCTTCACTTGTTATATTACCTTGAGTAGTATCTGTAAGTTGGAAAGTCTGGAATGTATCAGTTGTATCTGTTGAAGATATTCTAGATACTGTAAGTTTATTAGATGTTTCGTCCCAAGCAGAAACTGTACCAGAGACAACAACTGAACTTGAAATTTGTTGTGAAACTGATTCACCAACAACAAAGTCTCTGAGTGTAGGTGTATCTGCTAGAGTTAATTCTATTGCTTGACCTTGAGCCAATTCTAAGTCTGTATCTAGTGCTTCAATATTAGTATCAAAGTCTTCACCAGAGTACTCAAATAAGTCACAGGTCATTTTGAAAACATATAGTTTTCCTAATTGGTAAAATGGATTTTCGTGTTCTACAAATTTAATTTCGAATACACTTTTCGATAATGGGAAGTAAATTAGATCACCTTCATTAGGTCTTAACCCTGTTGCCAGATTAGCGTCTAATGAAACAAATCTTTCCCAACTTCTTCTAGAAAGAATGAAAGTAGCTGTATCTCTAACTTCTACTCCAAACTTAGAGTATAAATCTCCTTCACCTTCGAATCCTTCAATCCCTTCTAAATACATTTCGACTTCGTATGCATCTTCGAATTTTGAATCAGCTGCGTCACCAAGAATTGTATCTTCGTTGACTATCTTTCTAGGTAAATAGTAACAGTTGTGTCCATACATTCGTAAAGACTCAACTACTAAATCCTCTATAAGATTTTGTTCTGTTTTTACAGCTTGACTGAAAAATACATTTGTAGCCATTTAAATTATCCTATCATATCCATTACAGGTAATTCATAGCCTAATCTTAGTTCCTCTTCTAATCTTTGTATTTCTTCTCTAGCATCATCTACTAATTGTCTACCATTAAGAGTCACACCACCAGGTAATTGAATTCCATCAAATTTAATTAAATTTTGTCCCCATTGCATTTTGAGTTTGGCTGTACAATATCGTTTTAACCATACATCATTGAAAATATCTGTAAATGTCGTTGGGTCTTGTTTTCTATGACATTCTATAAGTATATACTCACTAGCACCTATTGCTGAATCCCAATCCATATCAATGTATAATCTATTTCCGTGTTTACTATGTCTCATAAATGGAGAACCAACTAAGATATCATCTAACATACCTAAATGTTGTTGAACCATCTCGTAATAAAGAATAGAAGTAGATGTTAAATCGTATATGTCATTAAGTCTTAATTGATATCTTAAATCAAACATATTGTTAGTTGATTTATCTTGAAAATTGAACACTTTAACTACAGACAATACTGATTCTGGTAATTCAATATAGTTATTACCTTCTAACCAACTTGTTGCACCGCTATCTGAACCACCACTCGTTGATGAAGTTATAGTTGAATTTGTTTTTTGATTATCGATTTCAGATTGTGTAATTTGATGTTTTAGATAAGTTCTTATTGAGCCATCATAATGATATTCTTCAAAAAATTGTAGTGCATCGTCCATGATATCATCAGCTTGATCATCATCAACATTAATTTCTACAACAGGAGCTCCTAGTTGTCTTTTACAATATGAAATAAGTGTTGCTTTACTATTGGGTATCGCCATATAAAAATCCTCTGTTAAGTACTATTTATATCAAATAGAATGTTTAGAGTCTATATTCTTTTACGGCAGCTTCTTGAATTCGGTCTAATTTATCGTTTAGTTTCTCTAATTGTAAGAGAATTCGGTTCATATCTTCTGTTAGTTCGCGTTTTGATACATAATCTCTAGCTATTTCTTCTCTTGTCTTATTGAGAAGTATATCTTGTCTTCTCATTTCATCATGTGTACTTCTGACCCACCAAGCGAGAGGTGCTAATACTAATGTTAGTATAACATTCCAAATCATGTGAGACATTTCTATTTCCATTTTTACTTTATATAATTAAAATTTAAAACTATTCTTTTATCTGTATCTGTTTGTCCTGTAGCTCTATGTCTACAACTTGACGGAAATTCTAATAACCTATTACTTATAGATTCGACTCTTTCTCCACTCTCAAATTCTGTATATCCATTATTTGTATTCAAATAAAAGATAGCTGTTGTCATTACTTCTTCATTGTGTTCTTCATTAACATCTGTATGAAAATTAGATGTACTACCGATCTTTGGAACTAAATTAACATTTAGTCTATACATAGAAGTCCAATTAAGATGTTTTTTAAATATCTCACTCACTTGTGGATAGAACTGTGATTCAGCCATATCAAGACAATACATTACATGACAAAAAAATGGGTCATCATCCCATGTTTGATTTTTTTGAAAAAACCATGGAAAATGATAACTACTAATAATACTATCTAATTTATCTAAGTCTTCTTGACTTAAAAAATCATCTTCTATTCTCACTTAATCCTCAGCTAATAAAGCATTATGGTTAGCATCATTGGCTGTTACAAAATCCGCCATAGCATCTTCTATATCTTCCCAACTCCAACTCAAGAATACTTCAATACATTTCCATTGTAAGGTTCGATTGGTTGTGTTTTTTGAACCATCTTCATTATATAATCTATTAAATAAATTTAACTGTACAACTATACTAGGAGTTCCAATGATTCCTACTCCTGTATCAGCTTCTATAGCTAATGCAGCATCTGAAACATCAGCCTGTTCTCCGGGATTTTGATAGTCTACAACTGTCCAACCAGAAGGTACAGTACCTAAAAGATTATTACCTTTTGTGAGTTCTTGTTCATCATTGTGTATAAAGTACTTAGCCACCGATAGATCCTCTTATTGCTGAACCAGCTCCACCTACTCCACCTGAGTATGCGTTAGTACCTACACCAGCCGGAACTTGAGAAGTTGGTCCACCAGATCCATCATCATCTAGTACACAACAAATCCCACCACCAGCTGATCCTCCAGCTCCACCACCAAAACCATCATGAATATTAGCACAACCTTGACCTCGTGAAATGGCCATACCGTTTCCAGTATAAGATCCATTAACTAATATTATAAGAGTTCCAGCTGTACCATCAAAGCCAGTTGATCTACCCATAGGTGAATATGGTCTAGCTAAATAATATGCTCCACCACCTGCTGCAGATCGTTTGTCTTCTTTATCGACATCTTCACCGAATCCGTAAAAAGTAGCATCTATTGGGTTTATTCCACCACTACCACCTAAGTTAAATCCATTTAAAGCAACATTTGCTGTTCCTCGCATTAGAGCTCCGGGATTACCAATACCACCTTGACTAGCATAGTTACCACCATTACTAAGAGGTGGATTACCACCAGCACCACCGTTTCCAACAGCGTCCATTACTTCTCCTGATACTTGAGCACCAGATGTACCACCATGATACATCATGATTCCACCACCACCTGTACCAGCTGTAAAACAAGTACCAGCTGAACCAGCTCCGCCTTCCATTCGTGTAAGTGAGACAGCACCCATAGCAGAACCACCACCGCCACCACCAGAACCATTTGTAGCAGTACCACCATTACCACCAGCTACATGAGTACCACCTGTAGTATGAATAGCTCTTGATCCTGCGGCTCCTCCGGTTGCTGGTAT